AGTGGGAAAAGTCAGGTCTTCTCGAAGGATTGAAGACATATGACAAGCAAGCAATGTCAGTAATGTTAGAAAACCAAGCAGCACAACTCCTCTCAGAAAACTCATCAACAAACGCAGGTGGTTCATCAGATGCAGAAAACTGGGCAGGTGTAGCACTTCCATTAGTCCGTAAGGTCTTCGGTTCAATCGCATCGAAGAACTTCGTATCAGTCCAACCAATGAACCTTCCTTCGGGACTTGTGTTCTACATGGACTTCAAGTACGGTACAACCAACGGTGGCCAAACCTCAGGTCAATCACTCTACGGTACAGCACTTTCTTCACCATTCTCAACCTTCGGTAACCAAGACGCAGGTGGATTATACGGCGCAGGACGTTTCGCTTACAGTATCAATGATACCGCATCAGTTTCAAACCTTGGCGACGTAACAGCATCAGTTTCATTCTCAGATGTGAACTTCAACGCAGATTACGTTGCAACTGGTTCATATCGCAAGTTTACGGTTGCTCAAGCAGACCTTCCAAACGCAGACCTTACCGCAGTTCGCACGTTCGTACCATCAGGTTCAGGCGTTGACTTTGCAGCTAAGGTTGTTCCAGAATTTACGAAGATTTCTGGTACAGACGTTATCTTCATCGTAGAAACCACAGCAAATGCAGTATTGAACCAAGTTCTTTACAGTAAGCAACCAACAGCAACCACACGTGGTGACTTTGAAGACCGTACTGGTTCAGGTGACTTAAACATTCCACAAATTGATTTGGAACTCAAGCAAGAAACAATCGTTGCTAAGACACGTAAGTTGAAGGCAGTCTGGTCACCAGAACTTGCTCAAGACTTGAACGCATATCACTCAATCGACGCAGAAGCAGAACTCACTGCTATGTTGAGTGACTACATCTCAACGGAAATCGACCTCGAAATCCTTGATATGTTAATTCAAGCAGCACCAAGTATCACAACTGAATACTGGTCAGCAGAAATTGGTAAGGCATGGAACGGTTCTTCATTCGCAGCTTCCTCATTCTACGGAACTGCATGGACCAACATGACTTGGTACCAAACACTTGGCCAAAAGATGCAAAAGGTCAGTAACAAAATTCACCAACTCACCATGCGTGGTGGTGCAAACTTCGCAGTTGTTTCACCAACCGTCGCAACAATCCTTGAAACCATCCCTGGCTTTATGGCTGGAACAGATGGTGACAAGATGGAATTCGCAGGCGGCGTAACAAAGGTTGGTTCATTCCAAAACCGTTACACCATCTACAAGAACCCATACATGAAGGAAAACATCGTATTAATGGGCTTCCGTGGAAGTAACTTCCTCGAAACCGGCGCAGTATACGCACCGTACATCCCACTTATCTTAACGCCATTGGTCTATGACCCAAATAACTTCACCCCACGCCGTGGTGTGATGACCCGTTACGCTAAGAAGGTTGTACGCCCAGAATTCTTCGGTAAGATTCTTATCGACGGATTAAACCTCGTATAATCTGAGGCGTAACTGGTAAATAAATTGGGTGACCGAAAGGTCACCCTTTTTATTTCTATATGGTCAAAATATGAATTAACAACGAAATAAAACTATTTATTACTAGTCCCTTAATAGAGAGTATTATGGAAACACAAGAACCAATTTTTTACGATGGCAGTCCAACAAATCCAGTAGGCGTTACTCCGTTTGGATTTTTTGATGCAGATGCAGACTTTCAATCTGATGCTCCAAAAGCAGCAGAATGGGTAGCTAGAAAATTGGGATATCCTGTGGTGGAAGTTGAATTGGTTGATAAACAAATTTATGCATGTTTTGAAGAAGCTATTACCGTGTATGGGAACCAAGTAAACCAGTTTAATGCACGGGAATATATGATAACATTACAGGGGACCAGCACGGCTACATCAGTGACTCAACGTAATGTTATAGCATCTCCTCTTCCACAGCTAGTTAAAATTGCTAGTGATTATGGCACAGAAGCTCAATCTGGTGGAAACGTGAATGTCAAACGAGGATGGATTTCTGCTTCAATTGGAACACAAAGTTATGATTTAAAAACTTTGTGGGCAGACACATATGAAACTGGGTCAGCGATTGAAATTCGTCGTGTATATCACTATATGCCACCAGCAGTCGCTCGTTACTATGACCCATTTGCAACCACAGGTCTTGGACTTACAAACTTGATGAGTGAATTTGGATTTGACGGATACTCACCACCAGTTACATTCGTGATGATGCCAGCATACGAAGATTTACTTCGTATTCAAGCAATTGAAATCAATGATATGATTCGTAAGAGTCAGTACGGGTTTGAAATTGCTAACAACGTCATTAGATTCTCGCCAGTATTTAAGCGGGATTCAATCATTTATTTTGATTATATGGTTGTGAAAGATAAGCAAGCAAACGTATTACAATCTGGGTCAAACGTTACTAGTGACCTTTCAAATGTACCGTATACTCATATAACATACGCAAATACAAACGATATGTCTCGTACTTGGATATTTAAATACACGTTGGCGTTAGCAAAAGAATTATTAGGTATTATTCGTTCTAAGTTTGAGAACATCCCATATCCAGATGGGCAAATTCGTTTAGATGGTGAAATTCTTCGTAGAGAAGCAACCGATGAAAAAGAATTCTTGATTAAAGAACTTCGTGAAACTTTGGAAGAAACCGGCCGACAAGCTCAAATGAAGAAGCAAATGGAAAATGCGGAAAATATGCAAAAAATGTTTGCAAATGTCCCTACTCTCATTTACATAGGTTAATAAATGGCAAGATTTGTCACACAGCGAGACTTTGAATTTATTCAACACATCACTCGTGAATTGATTGATGAAACAATGGATGTTGCTGTTATTTTATATAAGATTGTAGTGGGGTCTACTCAAGTAAATCTATACGGGGAAAGTACCGTAAAACCTAGATATACTCCAGTAAAAGTTAATGCAATTGTAAAGTACGATAAAAATACACAAGAACGTGATGAGGGATTTGGAACCAATCAAGACCAACAAGTAGAATTTAGATTTGCTCGTCGTATGTTACAAGAAGTCAATACCTATCCAGAAATTGGTGACGTAGTGGGATACAACAACCATTATTATGAAGTACACAATATTACAGAAACGCAACTAATCGCAGGTAAGCCAGGATTTAATACCGCAATCATTTGTATGGCACACCTAACTCGCCGTACTAGTATTGATATCGAAGAGGCACAAGTATGACATTTAATCCAGAATTAGACGAACCTGTAAAAATTGTAAATGAAAATCAACAATCGCCGCGACTACAGAGTCGCGCAGACGATACACAAAACGACGCACCGCCGATTAAAGTAACTTTATTAACAATTGATAGTGCAATTGTTAATTATATGTCAACTCGTATTAAGCCGATTGTTACGCAACAAGGAGTTCAGGTACAGGTTCCAGTAATATATGGAAGCCCAGAACGCTGGAAAAGTGCTCAAAAGGATGGCATACTTCGTGATACTGTGGGTAAAATACAACTACCTATATTGATGATTCGTCGGTCATCGATGAAAAAAACGTCGATTAATTCGGCAGTCAACAAGTATTATGATAGAGAATTTTACACAGGATGGAACCGTAGAACTCCATATGATAAATGGAATGTAACTAACAAAATATCTCCAAGTCGTGAATATTTTAATACCACAGCTGCGCCGGATTATTATGAAATAACGTATAAAGTAATAGTGTGGACGGAATATATGGAACAAATGAATTCTGTTATAGAAAATATTTCATTTGAAAGCGATGAGTTTTGGGGAGAACCCAATCAGTACAAATTCCGTACTATTATCAAGTCATTCGAAACGTTATCAGAATTACCCAATACGTCTGACCGTGTGGTACGAACGCAATTTGATATGACAGTGTATGGATATCTTCTCCCCGATTCACAACTGGACGTTGGGCATAATAGAGGAATGATTACTCGAAAGAAATACGGTATTAAAAAAGCTGTTGTTTTTACTGAAGTCGATGGTCAATAATTGATGTTTAGGTAAAAAAACAGATATTTATAATACGAGTTGTATTATACACAAAAAGGGGTTATGTGATGCAAATAGAACAACCAGATTTAGAAGAAATTAGCACGTTAAGAAATAATCTAGCAACTGTAGTGTCAGACGCAGGACAAACGACATTACAGATTAGCTTATTAGAAATTGACATTGAAGAGCTTAAGAAACAACTTCAAGAACAAACACAAAAGTTTAAAGAGTTGCTAAGCCAGGAACAAACACTAATCAAACGGTTATCGGAAAAGTATGGAGTCGGAGCAATTAACTTTGAAACCGGCGAATTCACCCCAGAGAAATAAACAAATTTAGTTTGGAGAATACCGTATGGCAGAAAGAATCGTGTCGCCTGGTGTCTTTACACAAGAACGCGACCAAACATTCCTCGCACAAGGAGTAGCAGAAATTGGTGCGGCGTTTGTTGGTCCTACCACTAAAGGACCAGCATTTATACCGACATCAGTTCAAGGCATTGATGGATTTGTGACAGCGTTCGGCGAACCCGATGGTACTTCTTATATGGGGTACGCTGTCAAAAACTATTTACAAGAAGCAGGTAGTGCAACAATTGTTCGTGTACTTGGATTGGCAGGATATACCACAAATGTCGCAACTATCTTCGCAACAGGTTCTGCCGGTAGCAAAGTATTTGCGGTTCTTCATCCAACTGTATCGGGAAGTTCTTTAAGCAGTGTGGTAATTGGGGGTACTACTTCAAGCTTTAGTTTAGTAGTCAGTAGTTCCGGTAACGTTCACTACTCTGCAAGTTTATTGAGTCCGGTTGAAACTAATTCTTCGTTTATTAATCAAGTATTTGGTACTGACGCACAAGGAAAAAGTTCAACTATTCCAGCGTATGTGTATGCAGTATTTCCAGATGCGATTAATCAAGTTGGCGCATTCTCTGGGTCAGGAGTTCATTTTTCTGCAAGTATTAGTTCATTAAGTTTAGCAACTCAATATGATAATGCAACCACCCCGTGGATTCGTTCACAAACCATCGGTGGTTCTAAGTATAATCTTTTCAAAGTTCATACATTAAGTGATGGCACGGGTGCAAATAAGCAAGTAAAAATTTCTATCACCGGAATTTCACCAAGTACCAACCCGGATAGTGATTTTGGTACATTTACATTATTGGTACGTGACTTTAACGATACAGATTCACAACCAAATGTACTTGAATCATTTAATAACTTAAACTTTGATGCAACCAGTCCAAATTATATCGCACGTGTAATTGGTAACAGTGAACCAACTTATAACTCAAGTACTGGATTAACTACTTACGAAGGTGATTATCCAAATCTTTCAAATTATATCCGTGTAGAAATGAGTCAGGATGTAATTCCAGACACCGCAGTTCCATATGGATTTGCAGCATTAAACTCGGTATTTTCCTCAACAGCTGGTCAAGTACCACTTTACGAATATGTAGAAAGTCGTTGGGTAAGCGCAAGTACGGCCGGGTGGAACGCAAATGCAACTGGACCAAACACAAACTATTATGGATTTAACTTTGATGGTACGTATGTATCTGGTAGTGTTCTCACCGCAAAATCATATCTTGCGCCACTTGTTGGGTCAAATACGGTTGGAGCAGAATTTAATATTGAAGACCTTCCAGCAACAGAAGTTAATGGTAGTGCAATTTCATTAACCAATCGTGACCACACAACATACCGTCGTTTCTCAGTACCAGTTCAAGGTGGATTTGACGGACTTAAACCAAATCGTGAAATCGCACTTGGTGGTGCAATAACAGCAACAAATACTCAAGGATTTAATCTCAATGGTGCAGGAGCATCGGGGTCGGCAGAATACAAGAGAGCATTGAATCAATTAAGTAATGCAGATGCGGTGGATTTCAATCTTTTAGTTGTACCTGGTGTTATTTACTCACAACATAGTTATATCGCACAATCAGCAATCGATATCTGTGAAGCACGTGGTGATTGCTTCTACATCGCAGACCTTGACGTTCTTGATGCAACCATCACTTCAGTAACTTCATACGCAGAACTTCTTGATACCAACTACGCAGCTGGTTACTATCCTTGGGTTCGTGTTCTTGATGATATCACTGGTAAGTTCCTCTGGGCACCACCATCGGTCGTTCTTCCAGAAGTATACGCATACAGCGATAATGTTGGTGCAGAATGGTTCGCACCCGCAGGCTTGAATCGCGGTGGTATCCCAGGCGCAATCGGCGTCAAAACTAGATTAACTCAAGCACAACGTGACGAATTGTACGAATCGAAGGTCAATCCAATCGCACAATTCCCAGGACAAGGCATTTGTGTTTGGGGACAAAAGACACTACAACGTAGAGCATCAGCGCTTGACCGTGTGAACGTCCGTCGTCTTCTTATCACTGTTAAGAAGTACATCGCAAGTTCAGCACGTTACTTAGTGTTTGAACAAAACACCGAAGCAACACGTACACGTTTCTTGAATATCGTCAATCCGTATCTCGCTGGTATTCAACAACGTTCTGGATTGACCGCATTCCGTGTGGTGATGGATGAAACAAACAATACACCGGATATCATTGACCGTAATATCCTAGTCGGGGCAATTTATCTCCAACCAACCCGTACCGCAGAATTCATCAAGTTGGATTTCAACATTCTCCCAACTGGTGCAACCTTCGATACAATCTAATCAGTTTTTTCAATAACCACTATTTATTTAAAGTACCAATCAATATTTGGAGAGCCATATGGCAAATTTGGTCAGTGAACAAGAATTATTCTTCACCGCATTCGAACCAAAAACTGCGAACCGGTATATAATGTTATTAGACGGGATTCCTTCATATCTGATTAAGAAGGCTGACCGTCCGAAAATTACTCAAGAAAAGAAGCGTTTAGACCACATCAATCTACAACGTTACATCAAGGGTAAGACAGTATGGGACGAAATGAATCTCGAATTATTCGACCCAGTTGTACCATCCGGCGCACAAGCGGTAATGGAATGGGTTCGTCTTCACCACGAATCAGTTACAGGTCGTGACGGGTATGCAGAATTTTATAAAAAGGACATCATCATCAATGTTCTTGGTCCAGTAGGTGATAAGGTTGAAGAATGGATTCTTAAAGGATGTCAAATCACCAAAGTTGAATTCGGTGAAATGAGTTGGGAAAAAGATGACCCAATGGCAATATCACTCACAATCCAACCAGATTATTGCATTCTCAACTACTAATTTGTATATGAAAATTAAAAAACCTCACGGTCAAACGTGGGGTTTTTTGTTATATACCGATACTTTCTGATACTTATATAAAGGTATATTTTCCGAGAGAACTTATGGCAGAAATTACTGAATTCAACATTGGTCAAGGTGAAACCTTTAAGATATTAGCAACAGTAGAAAACGCTGATACTGGAGGATATTTGGATATTACGAACTACACATTCCAAGGACAAGTTCGTGAAAACTTCACCACAGATGAAATAGCTGCATCGTTCACTATTACAAAATTAAGTCCACAAACGTCAGGAAGTTTTTATGTAGAGTTAACACCGAGTGATACTAGCGTATTTACTCAAAGAAAATATGTATATGACGTTAAAATGACAAGTGGTTCAATTACGCGTCGCGTTCTTGAAGGATATTTTACTGTTCGTCCTGCCTCTACGAGATAATTGATGAGTTTTGATACGGGTATCCCGAATATACGTGTCGTTATACGAGAAGCCGCTGATGAAAATTTAACTGTAGACCTACCTAATATATCAGTTAAGTTAGAACAAGGTTCTCAATATAACGTAAATGTAACACCTAATGCAGTCACCACGTTACGAACGGGGTCGTTTAACAGCTATGCCGATGTCGCTGCGTTTGCATATACATCGTCGTATGCACTATCTGCGTTAACCGCGTCATATGTTAGTGGTGCAGCAAGTACCTGGGATGACATAGCAAATAAACCCAGTGGATTGGTATCGTCGTCTGTACAAGTATTAGACTATAACATATTCGCAACCACAGGATCAAACACATTTGTCGGTAACCAGACAATTACAGGATCACTTACGGTATCGGGTTCGTCTACCCTTACAAATATAGGACCAGCAATATTTAGTGGCTCAGTTAATGTGACACAGGGAGTTACGGGATCATTATTTGGTACAAGTAGCTGGTCTACTAACGCAGTGTCTGCTTCATACGCAATTACTCCCTCTGGTACATCGGGTACTTCTGGAACAAGTGGACAAGCTGGTAGTTCTGGTACGTCTGGTAACAACGGCTCATCGGGTACTTCTGGACAGAACGGAAGTTCTGGTACATCAGGAACCGCCGGTACGAGTGGAACTAGTGCAGACGTAGTTATTAGTGGAAGTGCTCCAAGTAATCCAACTACGGGATCTTTGTGGTACGATGATACCACGGGTAAAACATATATTTATTATGTTAGTCAATCTGTGGGTTCGTGGGTACTCCAATC